AGTTATCCCGACCAAAATATTTTTCAGTCAACGGGGGGTATAGTGTACCTTTCCCACCATGTATTTATGTAATTCTCCCAATCCTTTTTGTTTCTGCGCTCATCCTTTTTCAAACGTTCAAGGCACATTTCCTTTGTTGACTCTATGTATACTTCCCTTGCACCCAGCTGCCTGCATAAGCGTTCACGCTCTGACACAAGCGGATAACCGCCTATGATATAAGCGTTCTTCCATTTACCCCGCCGGATCCGGATACAGTCGAGAAGGAAATCACGAACACCGAATACAATAGAATTAAGGCATGGCGGTTTCTCATACTCAGAAGCAGGGCATATAGCCCCCCATATTTTGTCAACGTCCAAAATTAAATCAGAAGAATTTGCAACTGTGTTTACATAAGTTGTTTTACCTGACAGCGGCGAACCGTAAACAAGATATACTTCCTGCCGCTGGTATCCGAATTTGTTATGAATAAGGTTGTGTGTCTTATGTGATACTATCTGAATGTTATCTGGATTTAATGCAATCGCAGCATTATTAACATTGTCTTCTGTTAGAAAAATCTTATGGTGTAGAATTATGTCATAAGATTTAACAATGGGTTTACCTGTGATTTCATCATAGATATATCCATCTTCTTTTGTCCGCTGATTAATAACAACCTGCCGGAACCTTAACCATTCTTTAGACTGATAGAACGTATCCAGTGTCACCATTCAGTCTGCTCCAGTTTCCTTTCCTGCAACTCTATTTCCTTTTCCCTTAGCTTCAGCATTTGCGGATCGTTAGCCCAGTTATCCTTATCGTAATTTTTCAGACATAGGTTAAGTGCTGCCACATCAGGAAGGGCTTTTCTTATAAACGTTTCCACCTTCACCGGCTTTCCGTCTTCCTGTGTTATCTTCTTTTCCGTATATTCAAAGCCCTTTGCTTTCTGTATAAGGGCAGACCGTAATTCCATTACAAGGGTTTGTCTGCCCTTTTTCAAAACAGCTTTTAATGGTTCGTAATGGCTCTTATATCTTTTCCATGCTGCCAACGAAACGCCTAATGTTTCGGCTATCTGCGCTTCTGTCATGGTGAGACACATCTGTTTTATTTCTTCCAGATAAGGCTCCACATGTGTCTTGTACTTGTCAGGCCTAGCCATTTAATCACGCCTTTACTTTTCGTCTACCTCCGGCAGACCTGCCACGCTGGTTAAAAGGCTTAAGATCCCGGCAAGCGCGGATGCGCTAAGAACCGCCATCCAGTTAACCTCAGATATCAAAGCAGATGTGCCGATAGTAGCAACTGCGCACTGCGCTACAGTCTTAATTGCTCTTATGCCTGCAGCTTTCCACCATGTCATAACAGACCACCTCCGATAAATTGAACCTATGGCAATAAGTTAATTTCCCCTTCAGTTACAATAACCTAAAAGCCAGGATGAACAAAGACCATCAAAGTGACATGGATGTTACATCAATGGTCTTTCATTTCTCACTATCTGTTAACTTAGCAGCTGCCGGACATAATCAGCGGAAAATAAAGTTATGCTTAGTGCGTTCACCAGTCTGTTTTTATTTCTGCTTATGGTTGTTACACTGGTGTTAAACCGCTCTGCTATTTCTTCCCTGGTGCGCTTCTGTATGTAGTACATGGGAATAATGTCATAGTAATAATCATCATTAATCAATCTTAATGCGCTTTCAATTTGCAGCACCACCTGTTCCACTTCCGGATCCCCGGAAACGGTAAGGCGGTTATAATTTCTCAGCAGGTCTTCTGTTTTCTGGTAAGCTGTTTTATCATTCCCCTTCAGCATTCCGGCTATTTTCATGCGTGTTACAGTTTCTTCAACCGTTCTTTTAATGATTTCTTCCACACCCATTTTCGCGGTTACAGATCCCCCCACACTCCAAAATCATTTGGTCTTATGCTTTTTACGCATTGCAGCGCCCACCACCTCTTTCTTAAATGCGTAATATGTCTTGTCAGCTAACCTTTTCTGGTTTACCTTTGCTTTTTCTTCCAGGTATTTCTGATAAGGTTCGCATTCATCATGGTAAACACCGCACCCCTTATTATCACAATCCTTGCAAGGATTTACCACACTACCACTTCCCCTTTTAGTGCAACTTAAGTTAATTCTTTTCTTCAATCCTTTTCAGTTGTCGTTTGATTTTAGCGGCTATCAAATCATTTACATCAACCTGCAGCAGGTAAAGAATTTGTTCCAGGCACAGCTTTACATCCGCGATTTCTTCCAGAAGATTATCATAACTTCGCGCATGTTCCAGGCTACAGCCAGTCCGGCGGCATTCGCGCCGGACATGGTTAATAGCTGTGGTAAGTTCTGCCATCTCTTCTATAAGCTGCAGGCTCTGGTTCTCATAGCCGTAAAAATCAGCGATTGCATGTATTTTTTCATTCATTCCCGATCCTCCAGCAGAACCACAATAGCAATGATCACTGTAGCGCCGGTAAGACCGCACAGCGCAAACATTAATGCAAGTCCCATTAATTACCCCCTGTTTTCAATGTGTACATGCTTCCATCCGGATTAAACAGCGGAACCAGATTGTAACCGCAGAATGCATAACACACGCCTGTTTCCCGGTGTCTTACTATGTCTTTATTAACCCTTTCGAAAATCGGCTGTCCGTCTTCTACTGGTTCACTGTATCTGTGTCCGCACCCGCAAAGCAGCAGGCCGGACACGAACAGCAGCAATACAAGCTTTTTCAATTTGTATCATTCCCCCACATTTCAAGCATCTTTTTCCACTGCTGCCTGGTAATTGGTACATCTGCAAACTCTTCGCCATCATAACCGCAAATTATAACCGTTCCCCTAATCACATCAGGAAATGTTATGCCGTAACGGAAATTCCGTTCAAGGCCTTTTATTTTCCCTTCCTCGTTGCAGATGATTAATACACCGCTGACCGCTGTTGTCACTACCTCAATGTTACCGCCGACCGTGTTTTGAAGGTTATGCAGCTTGTCGCTAATGTTTGTTACATGTCCTATCTTCTCATCCGGGCGTTTAATAATAACTTTAATCTTCCCCTTCTCCATCCGTGAAGCCCTCCGCATATTCTTTAGCATCCTGCAGCCTGTACAGTTCCTTTACCTCTACGCCCTTGCACAGAACAAAATATGTCGTGTGATCCCATGTGCCGGAACCGTTGGCATGTGGGACATGCTGCAACCGGCTTTCTATGGTCAGGTCTGTACCTTCGCCCCTGTACCTTACTATCGACCCTTCGCCGGTGATTTCCTTTCCGGTCTTAACCCAGTTAATCATCGTTTCCTTTCCTCCTTTGCTGCATAAATTTCCGCACCACAGGCGGCATATCCAGCCAGGTCAACAAAACTGTCCTCTGTCCCGCCACCATTTTTAATCCTGGCTATCTTAAGCAGTGCCATCATCATAGCCACATCAACCGGGGTAAACTCCACGCCTTTGTAATCACCCCACAAGTCAGCAATGCATCGGAAATTGTTTTCCGGCGTTCCATAGTCCTGTTCGCGCTGTCCGCATACGCATTCAGCAGCCTTCTTCAGCGTCTTCTCTCTGGTTGTCATCATTCTTCCTCCCTGTACATTTCCGGCAGCGGCATCCAGGCGTTAACCTTCAGCCCGTAATCTTCCAGTGGCTTGTCATCATCCCCGTAATACCAGTGACCCTCGCCGTCCGCGACTCTGTATTGGCCGATAGTCGGCAGGATGAAGTTTGAGAAGGACAGCAGCAGCGTGTCGCTGTATCCGTCTTCATCCAGCTCCGGCAGATGCGTGACGGGCGTCCACTGGTTCACGCCCGGTGCACTGTTCACGGCCTTTTCAATCCATGCCAGTTTAAGCCCGCCGCCATCGCCTGCATCATACCGGCGGTTGTATTCTTTCACTAGTTCGTCCATGACAGCCTTCCGGCTGACCAGTTCATCCTTCATCCTTCGCCCTCCTTCCAGTGTGGGCAATTCCATCTGACCGGCTGACCCCATCCTGGTCGATACTTGCAGTACTTTGGTTGTCCACAGTCGTTGCAGTTATGTACGTTCTTCATTCGCTCGCAGAACTCTATGCTATCCACGATATAGCGCAGCAATCCGGCTAGTTGGCTGTATTGGTTTTTATCGGTCATCCTTCTGGTACCTCCATCTTTTCGCCGCACGCACTGCAAAAGTTATATATCCCGCCGTCCTCCAGATTGACTCGGTAACCGCACTTTGAACACTCCCATGTTTTCGACCACTGCGAGTGTTTTGGTATCCATTCCCCCGTCTCCGCTTCCACCGGACGACGCGTTGCTTCCCGATGTGATGTTTCCGCCTCGACGTGTAGCGGGCAGTTGTATCTGACGGGCTGCCCCGCCTTTGGTACATACGGGCACGTCGATGATATCTTGCAGGTGTTGCAATTCCCCGTTTCGGATATATTCCTATAAGCCATTAAGCTGCCGAGAATATAGGCCACGCTTGAAATTTCGCCGTCGAGTCTGCTCATCCGTCTGTCCTCATGTTCCATGCTTCCACCGCGTCCTGTCTCCTCTCATATCGTCTACATGGCTCATCGGAAAACTTGCCCAGATGTTGGTACATATCACTGTGCGAACAAAATAGCCCCCAGTCTCCACCACCGATGTAATATTTGCAGTTGTAGCAAATGTCATATTCAGATAAGTCGCGGTTATAGCAATTACACTCACTTTCCGCATTTGCGTTCATGACTCGACGTGTCAAGGAACATGTGCAGCACTCTACCCCCGCAATCTCATAACTGCTGTCATGCGCATACTTGCAATCTTTACACTTGCTCATTCTTCCGCCCTCCAGTTCCATGCGTCCACTGCCTCCGGCTCCGATGTGTACGGCATCTGGTTGCAGCATCCTTCCGTGCACTTAACCAGATACCCGGATGCCTTCCCATTGTCGAAGTATCCCGGAACGATTATCAGCTCAGCCATGCCCCCACAAAACGGACAGGTCTTCAAGTCAACCGCCACCCCATCAGTTGGCGCTGTATTTGTCATCTTTGGCCTCCTTTCATCGGTAAGCCCTACCAGATAATCAATCGTCGTGTTAAAGTATCTTGCAATCGCGACCATGAAGTAGATTTTGGGCAGGGCACCGGACTTGCCGCTTTTTCCCTTTGCCCATGTCTGGACGGATGACGGATACACCCCGATCGACCTTGCCACTTCGATGAACGACACTCCGCAAAGGTTCATCAACCCCGAGAAACGTTCCCGGAAGGTCTGATCAATCCTGTCCAGGTCTTCATCCGTCAGACTCATGTCCTTGACAATTATTTTTCGCATTTCTTACTCCTCATCCGCTGTGTACGCGATGTTGTCGGCTGCCCTGATCTCCCGGTACACCGGCCTGTAATCCGCGTCGTAAAACTTCAGCATCTTCTTGCCGTCCTTAACTACGACCTTGCCTCGTGCAAAGACGTGTTCGCCGATCTTGCCGAAGCACTGGTGCCGCCACACATGCATGCCGGGTTCCAGTTTCCTCACCTCTGCCGCAGTCAGGATCGTCTTTCCGGCAAGCCACTCCATCGGTATCTTCATATCGCCGTCCACCCCTTTCTCTCTGCCAGTTCGTCCAGGTCTTTCTGCGCTGCGTAGTAAGTTCTGCGCCAGACCGTTTCTTCCGATTTGGTCATCCACATGTGTCCCGGTTCCCGGCACATCGTCGTGAACTGCTCCGTGCCGTCTCGCATCGCGGGCATGACCATGTACACCCGGCCTTTTTCGTCCCTGTAGCTCATCCGAACCGCTCCTGGCTTTTCTCGAAAATCTCCATACACTCTTCACACTTGCCGCCGCACCACAGGATCGGGCAAAGGACATATCCGTCTTCAAACCGTTCGATGACCGCGTCCAGGCAATCCTCCAACCGGCTCAGGCCGTGATCGATGCCGTCCGCTGTCTCGCACTTGATCGTGTACGTGTTCACTTCTTTCTCTCCCTTCTGGCGGCTTTGTTCGCCCGTTGCTCAATCATCAGCATCAGCTCCTCGCCGTCTATTGCTGACAGCCTGGCAAACCGGCGGGAAAGGAAAAACTGCTCAAGTTTCTGCTCTTCCTCGCTTTTTTCCGTCCCGTGCTTCTTCCGGTACTTCAGCTCTGTGGCGTAATCCTTCGCCGCTTCCTTTACGATCGCGTCAGCGAGGAGTTCGGCGTTCGCAATGATCGGCCTGCCTTTTGTCGGCTCTTTCCACTCGTCACGCTCCCACATGATCCCGTCTTCGTTGCCTTCGACCAGGATTACCTTGCCGCCTGCGCATCGGTACGTTTCGCGCACCTTGCGCTCTTCCAGTGGCTTCGTGGCCTCGATGTCGTCAATGGCTTCCTGGACTCGCCGCCGGAGCTTCTCGACCAGCTCCTTGTCTTTCTCGTTCTCCGGGCGGCTGCTTTCAAGCCTCAGCTTGTCTTCTCTCTGGCGCAGGATGTGCCGCTTGCGGTCAAGGATGCCCTTGTTGATGGCAGCTCTCTGTTGCCGGTACTCTTCAGCCGTGCCGACGAAAAAGAATGCGCTGCTTGCTCCGATGTACAGCATGGTGCCCTCCGTCATAATCTGTGCCAATGTTTCCGTTTCGCATCACCGTACCCCCAAAAGCTGCCGCTCAAGATCGGCAAAGTCATAGTCACGCTGCGGGAAGTTGTTGAAGCGGTTGACGGTCTTTTCCTGTCTGCCTTCGGCGGTCTTTTCCTGCCTCTGGCTCCGCGCCCAGTTCCTCACAGCGGCTTTCCAGTCTGCCATCTTGTTCTTGCCCACCATCCAGTTTTTAGACTCGTAGAAGTCCACAAACCGCTCGGCATCCACGTTGTAGCCCTTTTCTGTGACGTATTCCCTAACTTGTTCGATGGTGGGAGGGAAAAAGCGGTCGCGCTTTTTCTTTACACTCTCGCTAGAGAGTGTTTCTTTTTCATTTTCTCTTTTATCTTTTATCTTTGCTTCCGGGTTGCTTGCAGTTTGCTTGCGGTTTGCTTCATTTTGCTTGCAGTTTGCTTGCGGTTTGCTTCCGGTTTGCTTCCCGCCTGCCCTTCCGGCTTCCGATCTCTTGACGCTTGCATCTATCAATGGCCTGATCGAACAGAACAGCCCATACGCTGCCGTGTTCTCCGGTTCAGGGAGTACGCCGTCCATTGCGTACTCCCCCATCATGACATAGGCTCGTTTCATGTCTTCCGCCGGGAAGGCCTTGAGGGCTTCAAACGTGCTTCGGAAGGTTGTGAACCTGTCCATCATTCGCCCTCCAGTCTGTACCTGGCATACCGTGAAGCGGTTCCGTCTGCGTTCAGGTGCGTCTCCATCTCCCGCGCGATTTCGTGCCCGTCCTTCTGGAGGTCGCTGATCCTGGCTGCCAGTCGCATGCTGTTTATTCCGTTCCGCTCTGCGTCCTTTGGAGTGATGCCGTCATGCTCCCGGAGGTATGTCAAAATCTTCTGTTTCTGTGAAAGTCTTCGTCTCAGCATTCCCTCAAAATCACCTCCACTCTCGGATTCCCCTTGTCCACTGCAAAAGCATCAGACCACCCCTCGATCGCGTTCCATCCATCGTCACGGATGACTCCTTTCCGTACCAGTGCGTCCTGGAAGACCTTGTGGAAATATCCCGCGATGTTGTCCTTGTCCCGCTTCCGGTTCGGTTCATAGAATGTGTATTCGATGTATATCCGTTTGAACCGGAGGCCTCTTGGGATGTAGGCCATTATGATGTGTTGGTCGTTCTGCTTCATCGCATTCCCGCCGCTCCACTTTCCATGCATCCGGCGGTTTGCATCGATAAAATCATTCATTCCCGGGAATTTTCCCGGTATTACGATCTTTTGCATGTCTCTTCTTGAACTTGCATTCGCCGGGCGGGTATGGATGCCGCAGGATCGTGCAGTAGCATCTACCATCCAGTGTCTTGCGGCGTTTATGTGTCGAATCCCGTGCCTGTGCGAAGCAGTCGCCCTCCTCATTGCATACAGGTAATTCCAGAAATATTTCGCCCTCCTAGTTGAACGGCAGCCCCTCGAAGTATTCCGGGATCGGATTGAACTCACTCTGTACGGCCTGCTGCGGTGCGGCCTGTGGCGTAGTCTGCTGCGCGTCCTCTGTCTTCTTGCTTTCTGCAAACTCCTGATCCTCGACCACGACATCCGTTGTGTACACCTTCTTGCCGTCTCTGTCGGTATAGCTGCCGGTCTGGATGCGGCCTGATATGACTAATTTCGTGCCCTGTTTCAGATACTTCTCGGCGAACTCCGCACGCTTGTCAAAGCACACGCACCCGATGAAGTCGGCCTTCTGGTCTGCGTTCTTCGCGACTCTCCGATCAACCGCGAGTGTGTACCTGGCAACCGCCATCGAGTTCTCGCCCTGCGTGTATCTGATCTCCGGGTCACGGGTTAATCTGCCCATCAGTGTCACGTTGTTCATTCTCTTCCTCCTATAGCCACGACTTCCCGAACGCCTGCAGGAATTTGTCGTGTCCGAACTGCTTTTCAAAGTGTTTCTGTGCCTCTTCCTTCAGTGCCAGGTCGAGGCCGTCATTCGGTGCGGCATGTATCAGCCGGTGGCACTTCCGGCAGACCGGAACGGTCAGCCCGTATCTGTCGGACATCTGGCGGCGGCTGCCCATGAATACGTGATGTATTTCTGTGTCCGGGTGCCCGCATATCACGCACGCGCCTCTTTTGCCGAACTCCATAGCTGTTTCATCCTCTCAAGTTCTGCCGGTGGAATGGTTTCAATGCCCAGTTCCTTCGCCTCTTCGACTGTCGCATCGATCAGACGGCTCATTTCCCGGCTGTCGTATGTGTGTGATCCTCTCAGGAACGCCATCCGCACCCGCTCTTTGTCCGGCCTTGCGACCGTCTTCAGGTGCACAGCCTCCATGTCCAGCATTTTGTCTTCGTACATCGCCATGACTGTCACGGTGGGGATTGCTCCATCAATCACTTCATACTGTCCATAGTCGCGTATCAGGCGGTTTTTCTCATGCGTCATGGATGTGCCCAGCACTTCCGCGATCTTGCCTGCCAGTACATGAAAATAACTGTTTGCGTTCAGTGACCGCTTCTCTCTGTGCTTCTTCGCGGATATGTCCAGAAGGCCGTCCAGTGCCTCAATTTCGGGCGTTGTGTCGATGGTAAAGGAAATAATCACCTTGCCCGTTTTGATGTCTCTCTGGGCATCCCTCAGACTCCCTGTGGTGGTCATCTGTTCAACCTCTTAACAATATCTGCGTGCTGTGCCTCTGTCAGGTCGCTGAGTTCTGCAACTCCGTACTGCGCCTTCAGCTTTTCGAGGTTCACATTCTTGTCAATCAGCAGCTTCATCAAGGCCATTGCCCGTTCGGCTCCGATCTTCTGGGCGGCAACGGCTTCCATCTTCTGTGTCTCGGCCTTCTCTGCGGCTCTGGCTTCCGTTTCCTGCCTGTATTCGTCCGTGTCCGGGTCTTTTGTGTCATCGATCAGGAACAGGCCGTTCATGGCATATTTGCGGGCGTAGCTTGATGTCGTGCCGGTCAGCTGCGCATCATCCATTCCCTTCTTTGTTTCCTGCTCACGCGCCCATCCTTCGCACCTGGTTATTTCTTCGCCGTCCTTTGTCAGGATCGCGGTCGCAACGATGTAGTTCCTCTCGCCCTTCTGCTCAACTCTGTCAGTAACGATCAAGTCCGCGCCGTACTTTGTCAGGATCGGCTTCACCGCCTCGCAGATGCTCTCGAAGTTCCTGTACTTATACTTCCCGAAGGAGTTGTACAGGTTCTTCGGGGCTTTCAACTCCTTGCGGATGTCTCCCAAAACGCTCATTCTTCCTCGTCTTCCTCCTCGTCATCGTCTTCATCTTCATTCCAGTAATCGTCCCATGTGTCCCGGAGCCGTTCCTGTCTGGCCTGCTCTCGGTCGTAATCATCAAAAGCATCAAAGTTATCCGGTATGTACATGCAAATCCTCCGAAATAGTTCTTAGAAACGTTTCAGCCTGCTGCAAATCACTGTCATTGTCTACACACACAACACCGGGGAATCTGCTGATTGCTTCGCTTGTGTGAAATTCATGTGTCACCCTGTCGGGCGTATCAACAAGAATTGAGCAATCATATTTATTAACAACAAGCATTGCCGAAACCCCTTTTGTTTCGTTCGCCTGAAAAACCGCTGATGCAACCCGGTCTAGCCTTTCGATTGTCATTATTTGCCTTTCTGTGATATAATCACATTGTTTGAGCCCTTTTTGCATGTAGCCCCGTTAGAATTGCCGTTCTGCGGGGCTTTCTTTATGCCGATTCTGTCGCGCTGGTACATCCGATCCGTGATAATGTAGCTATCTGCTGTTTCATCAACCACAAGGTAATATTCCGGGTCACGCCCGCTCTTCAAAATTGCATTCCATTGCTCCGGGTTCAGCATTTTCATCCTCCCACAAGCCTAAATATTTCAAGGCATATTCGATGCCTAGCCCCTCTGCATGTGTCGTTGGCACATTCTGCAGAAACAGCTTTACAGCCCTTCGCCGCAAACGGTGAACCTTAACAGCGTCTACTATCTTTCCTTGCATCATTTCCACCCCGTGAGTCATTTAATCATCACATAAAGCCCGGAAAAGCGGTTCTTTACCCAGTAAGGGCGCTTCTTTTTCTTCTTCGGCTCCGATGCCAGGACAAAACAGCCGGATGCCGCAAGCGCAATGAAAAGCGCAAAGGCCATTACTTCAAAAATGTCCAGGCTTTTGCAGAAATCCCAAAGCAGCATTGCGCTAATGTTCAGCGCAAGCGCAAAAGTTGTTACCAGTCCATAAAGCCTTAAGTTCTTCATCTCTTTTCCTTCGCCCTCCTTCTGTTCCACTCGGAAATGTTGTCTACAAACCTTCCAAGCTTTATTGCATATAAAGTGTTTTCCGACTGGTTGCACCATTCCAGATTGCAAACCGCATTATTTCCCACATCACAATCAAGATGGTTTATATTCGGCTTGTGTTCCGGGTTCGGTATGAAAGCTTCTGCAACCAGTCTGTGAACATATTTCTTTTTGCGTCCCCCGGCGAAATCGTAAAGCGTAACTTTCAAATAGCCGCCGCCATTCTCGTTTGTCTTCAGCCTGCAGCGTTTTCTGTGTGCAGTATGCCCGACCGAATAAACATTGCCGGTTGCGTCAACCTCATATAATCCTTCGTAACCAACAACCGGCCTTCTATTCTGGATCACTGCAGCACCTTCTTTCTGATGTCCTGTATCCTCCACAGTTCAGACAATCGCATGGATCCGATGTCCTTCATGCGCAAGTTGAAGGTGCTGGGATTAATACCGGCAAGTTTTGCCAGGTCTTTTCTGCTGATCTTCATTGCGGCAAGCACTCCCCCGATTTCAGACAGGATTTCTGTTTCTCGCGGATCCTCTCGCGCTAGTGGCCTTACTCTTGGCATTACTTCACCCCTTCATGTGCAAAATCTACATGAATTTAATTCATGTTATTGGACAAAAAAATTTCGCTTAACTGCACACCGAAATGCTCAGCAACAGCCATAACTTTACTAATGGCCACATTTGAAATATCGCGTTCCCAAGCATTGTAGGTCTGAACGCTGATACCAAGCGCGTCTGCGGCCTGCTGCTGGGTTTCATTCTTACGCGCTCTTAATTCCTTTATGCTGTACTGCAATGTATTCCCTCCTTTCTGAACATGAATTATATTCATGTTCGAAAATGATTATACGCACATGATATGCAACTGTCAATAGTTTACTTGAATAATATTCACAAATAATTTATTTCTGTTCAAATTAGCTTGAATTTTAGGCAGGTATCTACTATTATGGAATTGCAAGGGAGGATTAAGAAAATGACCAATATCGCGAAGAATATACGGTATTTGAGATTAAAGAATGAAATGTCGCAAGAAGAACTTGCAAAGAGACTTGGAAAAAAATCATATACCACCATTCAGAAATGGGAATCTGGTGTCTCTGAACCGTCCGTAAAGATAACAACACAAATAGCAGATATATTTGGAATTGGTATTGATGAACTGACAGGGAAGGATCTGCAGTTTAAAAGCGCGGCTCCAAGTGATGCTGTCTCTGTACGCATTCCAGTTTTAGGCCGTGTTGCCGCCGGTATCCCTCTGGATGCTGTAGAAGAAATAATTGATTACGAAGAAATCCCAAAAGCCATGGCAGCAGATGGTGAATATTTCGGACTCCGTATCAATGGCGATTCGATGGAACCGAAGATTTCAAACGGTGATGTTGTAATAGTCAGGAAACAAGATACAGCAGATGACGGGGATTTAATAATAGCATTGGTAAACGGTGATGAAGGGTGTTGCAAACGGCTTAAAAAATATGAAAACGGTATTGCGCTGATATCTACTAACCCGGCGTATAACCCTATGTATTTTTCAGCTGATGAGGTCGGAAATAGCCCGGTTAGGATCATTGGCAAGGTTAAGGAATTAAGGGCGAAGTTTTGAAAGGAGGTGTACAGCAACCAAAGCCCTGAACATAGACACGGCAAACATTTATCTTTTCTAAGGGGGGAAAACATTATGAAGTTTAGAGTTGGTATCGTAGCAGCCGCAATTGTTTTTTCCAGTCTTTCAGTCTCTGCTTTTGCAGATGAAGCAGCCATTGACCCGGCATTCACAAGAATTATGGAAATTGACGGTGAACTGAATAAATTAATTTCTGAACGTGATACCCTGATTGCACAAAAGATGGATACCGCTTCAGAGTATGTACACTATGAAACCATGTATACACCCGGTCAGTATAAAGTTGGTTCAGAAATCCCGGCTGGTGAATATGTGTTCTTCGCTACCGGCGAATATTCCGGGTCATTCAAGGAAACAACCGATAGTAACGGCTCTGACAGGGTGGGTTCTGAATATTTCAGTTACAACATGATTTACACTCTTACAGAAGGAAATTATGTTGAAATAGAAGATGCTGTAGCCGTTCCTTTCGCTGATGTCAAAGAGTTAAGCACTAAAAAGGGCAGCGGGACATTTAAAGTAGGCGTACATATCCCGGCAGGGGAATACCGGCTCATCCCCACAGGCGCTGTTTCAAACGGATCCTGTCAAATATATGCAAACTCTTTCCTTGGGGATTATCACAACCAGATAGACAGTGAATATTTCTCATCTGCAACATATGTAAATGTCCATGATGGCGAATATCTTATCTTGAATGATTGCTTATTTGTGGAATAATAAAAACCGCTCATCAGCACAGCCTGATGAGCGGAATCATTGTATGACAGTGGGATGGGAATTGTGAAAACACCCCTGCTGCAAAGGCAGTGTATCACGATCTTTACCACCACACAATACAGTGCTCCAATTTGGAGCAAATCAGTTTATTGCCGTAATTGTACAACAAAAATCTGCCTGGTCTTTGCAGTAGGCCAGGCAGAAGGACACCGGAATAACCAGTATCACGAGCAATGATTATTGTAACATTTTCCGGTGCGCAGCACAATAGGCGGCGCTTTTTTTGCGCTCAAAAAGGGGGATGTTATGGCAACCGCTAAAAAATTACCGTCAGGGTCTTACCGTGTCAGGGTCTTTTCACACTACGACACCCGGAACGGAAAGAAAGTCAGGATATACGAATCATTCACAGCGCCCACCAAGCGCGAAGCAGAAGCACAGGCCGCCCAGTGGAGTCTTGACAGGAACCGCCGCCCGCCGGAACTGACAGTAGGAAAGGCCATTGAAGAATATATATCAGCAAAGACCGCTGTTTTATCCCCATCCACAATCAGGGGATACCGTGCCTGTATTGTCCGGTTCGATAATATTAAAAACCTGCGACTTAAGGATCTGAAAACCAGCAACCTGCAGCCGTGGGTTTCGGCTCTGGCAGATAAGTATTCATACAAGTCAGTGAAAAACACCTACGGCCTGTTAACAGCTGCCATAGAATACCACTGTCCCGGAATGAATATAAAAGTCACATTACCGTCAAAGACAAAGCCCCTGCACCATATCCCATCAGATGAAGAGGTAAAAAAGGTATTAAGCTATTCTTCCGGCACTCTGCTTTGGATCTATATAATGCTAGGCCGGTATTATGGTATGCGCAGAAGTGAGATATGCGCTCTGCGCTCATCGGATCTGAACGGCAATGTGCTGACCATCAGAAGATCTGTTGTGAAAGATAAGGATTGCAATTGGATTACTAAGGACATGCCAAAAACTTACGGCTCTTATAGATACCTGGTCATTGCCGAACCGCTTTTATCCGTCCTTAAAGGCATGTCCGGCAATTACTTTGATGTAACACCCAATACAATGTCTTGTTGGTTTAATAGGGCAATTAAGGCCTGCAGCGTGGAACCATTCACGTTTCATAGCCTGCGGCACATGTTCGCCACAAAAGCCGCCCTGTCAGGCATACCGGATTTCTATACAGCGCAAATGGGTGGCTGGAAACAAAATTCTACTGTCCTGAAAGAAGTTTATCAGAATGTGCGGGATGATGAATTGCGCGCCCAGATGGATAAATTAAATCAGATCATGTCTAGCGAAATGCAGAATGTATGACACGAAATGCACCACGAAAAAGAAAAGACCCAGTGTTTACTGGGTCTTTACGCTGCGGAAGATGGGACTTGAACACATTAAGGGCATTTTTCTATATATTTCTGCCAAATGGCGCATTTATGAAGAAAACCCGGAATCGCTCTAACTGTGCGGCTTTCCAGATTTTTATATATTTGCTCTGAGAACAAATATTTGCTCTGAAAACAAGTATTTGTTCCGATGTATGACACGAAATGCACCACGAATTTTCATTCACAAAAAAAGGGAAAAGCACCTGAATTTTACTTCAGATGCTTTTCCACCAGCAGAAAAGGAAAAGGTAACTTAGGCAATTCGCATTAACGGCAATGGCAACAATCGTTAATGCGAATAAAATCATTTTTCAAGGTCTGCAATTCTGTGGTTTGCGACTTTTATCTGTTCTTCCAACACTGTCTGTTTCTCTTCCAGCTTGTAAGTTCTTTCAATAAGGTTGTTATGCTTATCAACCTTCTTTTCCAGCTGATCGATACGGTACAGGGTCAGTTTGTTGCTGGCTACGATACCGGCAATTGACCCTATCAGCGTCCCCGCCAATGACAGCAGGCCTACAATTACTTCACTCGGCATCCATTACCACCTCCACAACAGGTTTTAACTTAACATATATTATCTCCTATGATTAATTTAAAGTGTCCTTTAAATTATAATCCCTTTCTGTCTAAGTTCCTCTTTCTGTTCTTTTGTCAGATACTCTGATGCAATCTGAATCTGTTTTTGTAAATAATCTTTGTTCGCTTCGCAATAGAATCGTCTGACCGTTTCAAACAGATCTTTAAAGTAGTTATTCCTGCTGAATAAACTTTGCGATTTTGTTACCCAACAGAATGTAAGACGTTGCCGAAGGATGGAGGTGGTCACCACCGTAAAACGAACCCTCATTATTCTTGTTGACTTGTCCCCACCTATTAAAATCAAGCACTTTATAGCCGTATCGGTTTGCTACGTCTATAATTGCATTGGCGTAGTCCAGCAGCGAGAACCCTAAATCATTTTTTGGTTGTCCACCTGTTCCATACCCATTATTAGCAATAAATTCTAAATCTTTCGCACTTGCCCATCTCTGTGTGTGAGTAATAGGAACAATCAAGCATTTAGGCAGATTTGTTGATACCCATTCGAATACATACTTTAATGCTCCATAGAATGTTGTAGGTGTTGTAGCATCGTCATCTATAGTCCCTAAAGGCTGATTGTTTGAATAATCGTTTGTTCCATAGAATATAGTCAAAATATTAGAGTCTGAGTCCACATTCTGAATACCTGCATACCCTGTGGTCAATACGCCCCCGTAAATTGCAACATTTGAATATGATGCAAGTCCAAGTATCTCTTTCGTCTTCGGTTGCCAGCCTTCCTGTGATGTGTAACTATCCCCGAAACATGACATCTTTTTGCCGTAGAATCTGCCAGACCCAAGAAGGTTGGCGATCGCGTTCTCAAGCGTTACATTTTCTGTGACGATATAATCTCCGATTGTAATAGTGGCGTCCTCTGTAAACGCTGATGAATTTACAATCTTTACAGCTACCACAACATATGTGCTTGTGGCGTTATCTGCTACCGTTATATTTGCCTTTGCAGTTACACCATCCCAAGAAGATGAATTAAAGGTTGTTCCTGTGCCATTAGCTTGCGTAAGGATTCTGGTTTTACTGTCTACTAAATTACTAGAAATGGTAACTGGGATGGATACATCAAATGTATGCCCTTTCACTTTATTAATGTCACTAAGCACTCTAACGCCTATATACGCTTGGTTTCCCTTTTGTCCGCTTGGAACAGTAAGAACATTACCCGAAACAGATGCACCATCGAGTGCGGAACTGACTAACGAAAAGTATGTTGTCATTTCCGATTTTTTCATATCTTCAAGTGCAGATAAAACAGCATTTTCAGACAAGTTTTCATCAATTATGTTCTGAATGCCTTCTTCTATTGTGCTAAGTTTGGACACAACATAATCGCCTACGGAAATGGTTGCATCTTCGGACAATACTGACGTATTTACTAATTTTAGTACAACAATGACATATGTAGCAGTTGTATCACTTGAAATGTCAATATTTGCATTTATTATATTTCCATCAAAACTAATATTTTTTGTTGTTACCCCTGTCCCATTTGCAAATACGACAGGAGTCATTTTTGTCAGAATTGATTCGCTTACTTCAAACGGCACAGAAAACTTCAACTCGAAACCTTTAATGCTTAACATATTGAAAGTTCTTACGCCAATATAACTTTGATTTCCTGTCTGACCGCTCGGTATGATTATACCATTGCTTATTGATGTAGCTCCGTTATATAAAGCATTTACCAAAGCAAAAATAGATGTAATTGGGATATTTGTTTTAACCGGGTCTATTTCACTCTTTAAATCTGCCTTTAAGTTAGTAATCTCACTCCCGGCAGTGGTCGTTTTCCAGTGTGATGCCGTCCATGCTTCTGCTGTCGTGATCGCTGTCGTGCATTCGTACAACGTGCCGTTATAGATACAGAAATCCCCCACTGCGTAGGTTTTTGTCGCATCGTATACGGGTGCGAATCCAGTCATTGCGGCATCCACCAGACCCGAAACAGGGAACCGTTTCGTGCCGTTTGTGGCGTTGTCAATGGCAACATAATCACCATTGGCATAAGCCGATTGGTCTGGAAGGTTAATTATTCTTTTTGTGGATAATTCATCTGCCATGTGCTACCCCTCCTTTAAGGTGCTAAAACTTCGTTTTCAGACGTGACCAAAGCGTCCCCGTCTGGAGTGCCTATTACATAGAAGCCAATCTTAGACTTCAGGGCAATGATTGTGGCCTCTGCGCCGCTTGTCGTATTGATCGTAAACGAAACATTCGTGTCACCTTCCTGCGCAGTCGGTAAAAGATAATCTGTGTCTTTTTTCGCAAGCAACCCATTGATGTACACAAAGAAGATGTCGCTTTGCGAGTATGTGTATCCTGTCGGATTGAAAGATACAGCCGTCCCGTCATATGTGGATTCTTGACGATACTGAATAATAAATGTGTTGACAGAAAGCTCCTGTGTCAGGGTTTCCATCCAAGCGTAGAACCCTGCCGCCATCTCATTGTAGAAACTCTGATAAGCGTCCTGCCACTGCAAGAACAGGGTGGATGTATCAACCTGTTCGATCAGTCCCGTGACCCATCCGCACAGAGAACTTGACCGCATATCCGTGATATTTGCCTGCGTGATGTTTGTAGCGTTGGCGGCAACGTACACCATTGCAAGACAAATTTCTTTCAGATCGTCAGTGTCGGACATCGTAGGCTGTACCGGGGTTGCCGCCGCTGTTCCGTCCTTCGTTGTGATTTCCATCTTCCGTTCGGTATAATCCAGCCGCACCACAACCGCCGTATATCGTGGCAGTGTCGTATTTGCCGCCGAAATTTCAACCGGCAGAACAGCGTCATTTTTCAACCACCTGCAATCTATGATTGCCCTGCCTTTTCCGACATTAACAACCATGCCGCCTGCAGCAGTGACCACCATTGCCTGCCCGACCTGCTGATATACGCCGTTCGAAACCAAGCCGTCAAAATATTCGGTCATCTGCGCCGCATTATATTTTCGATCGCCGTCAACGGAATCGAAAAATCCGCTTGTGATCATGTCATCCCTCCCAATCACTGAATGTCGGAAGAAGCGATGAACCGTTTTCATCTTCCGAATAAATCAGTTCTATAATTCGGCTTTTCGCCTGCATGAACCGATTGTCAATCTGTACCATATCCCCAAGGAAGTAATCACGTCCAAGTTGATACATCGGTGTGTTTATGATTTCTCCCCCGAACTTTTCTGTGAAAGCCGTCCCGGTCAACTGTTCCTGCCCGTACTGCTGAAGCAGTTTGATGTACGTTTCAAGGGAAATGATTTCCCCGTTGGAAGATACGCTTCCACCGTCTATATACGCTTCATATCGGTCAAGGCCAGAAGCTGTTCCGACCGTTGCGGATCGTTGGGAAGTTCCTTCCCCTTCACCGCCTACCAGTGCGGCATTCTTGTAGTCCGCCTTTTCGTACTGGTAAGTGGATGACACCAGATTGTCATACTCAGCGGAGAACACAACCGGGGTCACTGCGCTCTGGTTGTATGTTCGGTCTGTCCCCTGATAAAGGTCAAACACAAACCCACCACCTGAAATGTACACATCCCAACCGTATCCGTACTGCTGGCACACTTCTACAAGCCATTCTGCGATATTATCCCCGAACAGCTGCGCTTCAAAGGTATCCGTGAACCCTTTTCTTGCGGTCATCGTAAAGCCGGGGATGACTCTTGCAGGCACGGAAGGTGAAATAATATTCTCCGTGATCACCTTGCGGATTCCGTCCTCAACCGTCCCGGAAAGGTTGGTCTGCGTCCACACGATGCGCCGCCCGACAATCTTTTTCAAGCCTCCCCCTGTGACTTTCATCTGCCACCCCTTCTCAACATCAAAGTCAAGTTCGATGTTTTCAACAACCATGACGTTTTTATAAACGCCGTTGGAAATATCCGACCAACGAACAAGCATTGCCCCGGCTGTAAGCAGTTCCACGTTCCTTTCCGTCCCCGGTACGATCAATTCAAAGTCATTGACATCGAAGTATTGCATTGTCCAGATGCAGGAAGAAAACGTGTCTATAATGTCTTTAATCCCGGATAATCCGTTAAGCACATATATATCCATCGTCAGACCCCCTCAAACTGTGCAATCACGTCATAACCGACAATCAATTTCAGCGCACCCGAATCTGCATTGACTACGAAGCTGTTAACGCCCGGTTGCATCTTTATCCAGTCAGACCCCTGCACGATCGAACCGATGACATTTGTTTTCACCCCGTTGTGAAGCAGATATACGCTCTTTTCACCCTGTCTGGTATTGATCAGGATATCGTCCCCGGCTTCCATCGTCAGTGTGAAAAGCATCTGTTCCCCGGATGTTGTGTTATATATTTTCGGATTTGTTACCGCTCCGATCGCATGAATGGTGATTGCAACGCCTGTTTCCACATCACCTTCGTTGATGATTCCATGTTCCGTTTCCGTCTGAATTTCAGAAAACGGAATCGGGTCATCAATCGCAAACGGGAATTCAAACAGATTGACCACCGGGGAACTTTCCTGCGTCAGGTTTTCCACGGAATTAAGATATGGACGTGGGCAGAGTACCGTGATCTGCGCAGTCTGCTTTTTAGCAAAGTACGCAATCTGGTTGCTCTGAACATATCCGTCTATGTACAAGTCTCGGCTTTCCGTCTTGTAGAACAGCCGCACCGGAAACTTGTTCTTAAAATAGCGGTACAGTTCCACACGGTTGATCTCAGCCGGATAGTTGACTGCCAATGTGATAATAATCAGGCGGTTGTCCACATAAGCAGAGTTGAACACGCTCCCATCATACCCTGCATTGCGTGAAGTATTTATGATTGCGTCAGGTGGATCGAACCCGTCAACCGTGACCACTGCATAGTTGGGGTTGTTGGTTAACTCCATCTGTTCGCCGTATCCATTTTGAACTTTTAAGCTAAACATAACCCCTCCTATGAAGTGGCTGCGCGAACCATTGCGATCTGCCGCCGCCGTGCTTGGTATGTCTCCAAAGCGCTTAGTGCTTTCGGGCTGTTATTGTTCTGCACTAAGTTATAATTATTAATTACATCACCGCGAATTTGCCCCGCTGATGGGTTTATATCGAGCAGCCCGGATAAATTACCGTTGATCCCTTCTAAGGGGCTGGAAACGGCGTTTGCGTAGCTTACAGCGGCATTCCTGGCATCTTTAATCAGCCTTGTGATACCGTTTACAAATCCTTCGCCTGTGTATTCACCGATATCAAACATCACCCGCGAAGGGGATTTGATTTTCAGCTGTGTTTTGAACTGATCCACCATGCCTTGAATGAAGGTTCTGATTTCACCGCTCATGTAATCTGTATTGGTCACAAGGCCGTTAACAAATCCTTTCATGGCCTGTGTGCCTAAATCCTGCAGCTGCTTGGGCAGATCTTTAAACGCCTTATTGATTTCGGCATTATAATCCCTTGCCACCTTATCAAAGTCTGATTTATAGATTGTGTCCCCGGCCTTTTGGGCAGCTTTCATCTTCTCGGTGTAGGCTTTGTTATAGGCGTTCAGGTCATTGGTTGACATTGCCAGCAGCCTGTCAATGAACGCTGCACCCTCATCAACATCATATGAAACAATCTGTTCAAACAGTTCATCTGAGACTTTCGCCCGGATCTTCTGCAGCTTCGCTGTATAATCCTGTATCTGCTTTGTCTGTTCCTTCAGGTCATTTACATACATGACACCCGCGCCGGACACGGTAAACAGTTCTTCTGACTTCTTAAGCTTGTTAATCAGTGTTTCCTGCTTGTTTAACAGGTCATCATACTGCTGTTCGTATTTGTCCGTTATGCCGCTTATAGTGCTGTCTATAAGCTTCTGCGCGGCTGTCTGGTAAGCACCGACAGCCTGTTCAAACTCTGCCAGCATTTCAGCAGAAGCAGCTGCATAGGCATCTTTAATCTTTTCCTGATTTGTAATCAGTTTGTCATATGCCGTTTCGGAGTCTTTAATTCTCTTCTTAACCGCTTCGCGCTCTGCCTTTATGTCTGCTTCATATTTGGCTTTGCTTTCTTTCTTCTTGGCTGCGTCCTTCTTCTTTTCCAGGTCGGCAATCTTTTTATCAGACTGTGCCTGTAGTTTATCGGTTGCGGCCTGCCGCTGTGCCTGCAGCTTTTCAATGTCGGTGTCAAATTCCTTAAGCTTCGCTTCATTCTGGTACTGGATCCGGTTAATGATATAGTTGGTTTTCTTATCAATCGCATCTGCAAAAGAGGATGAAGCATTTTCACCGGCTAATGCAAAGTTGAACCCGGAAACCTTCGAAAGTTCTTTGATTACCGTACCAACCATATTTCTAACTGTATTAACCAGAACTGTCTGCTGTGAAGCAATACCGTTTATATAACCTTCAGTGAAATATTTACCTGACTGGTACGTCAGCTTTGACGGGGAGCCTTCATCCTGTCCGGCTTTCAGGCCTGCCCATGCTTTCTGTGCAAGTTCCTTTGCCTTAGACCATGCAGCAGACAGCATGTTGTTAATACCGTTAATGAAGCCCTGGGCAAAGTTCGTACCGGAAGAAGTAACATCAACACTACTAGCACCGCTTTTTGCCTGTGTAGCAAGTGCATTACCGGCGCTGTTTGCCGCCCCTGTTTTGGAATTTACACCACCGGCGAACTGTGAACCGCCGGTTTGACCGCTTGCCCACATTCCGACCAAGCCCAAATCCGCGCCGCCTTTCGTGCTGGATCCCAAAGCCTGACCTGATTTCTTCGCTTCGCCCTTCTTACTGACTGCCCCTTCTGCATATTTGGAACCGGCCTTTTCACCAGATTTACCAATGGCGGCATTTCCGCTTTGCGTACCGTTTACGATAGCGCCCGCAAGATCTTCTGCAGCCTGTTCTGCTTCCGGCTCTTTCGCGCCGATCCCCACGATCACTTCATCAACCGCAGATTCTGTAGCGGGTGTAAGCTTCTTAAGTTCAGCTTCCGCAAGTGTGACCATGTGGGAAGCTTCATCCAACATAGCCTGAGTAATGCCCGGTGCGCCGTTTTCAACGGCCTGTTTCATGTTCTGATAAGATGTCCGGTATTCGTCTACCTGCGCTTGTAAGCTGTCTTTTGTGGCGTTTTCAGCGGTCTTAAAGTCATATTTAAGCCTGCTTAACGCTTCAGAAATCTTAGCGGCATCGCCAGTCATTACTGCAGACTGCAGGCCTTCGTGGTTTTCAATCGTAGCATTAAAACCTTCATAGGCGCTCTGTGCATCTTCTACGGCTGTACTGGCTTCATCATATGCAGATTGTGCGGCTTCTACCGCAATTTTGGCATTGTCTACGGCTTCTGCGGCTGCCATCATACCTTCCGGGTATGTGTTGGCTATCTCTTCATAAGCCTTTTCAGCGTTTGCAAGTTCCTGCTGCGCGTCCGCTAACTGGTTTGATTTTTCGGTTTGAATGTCGATTGCGTCAGTATAGGTATTAAAAGCATCTGTGCGGTTCTTCAGGGCGGTTGTATAGGCTTCCTGGTTCGCCGCTATCATGGCTTCTGCCTGATGGGCGTTGATTACCTCATAAATGCTATCAGTGAACTGCCCATTGGAATCAATGTTCTGTTCAATCTCGTCCCGCTCTTTTCCCATTGCGGAAGCAAGTTCGTTGATTATGTAATTTGCCCGTTCTTCATAACCGGCTTTAACCCGCCCATTGGAGTCAATGAAGGAATTGTATTCTTCCACCAGCGCTTCAAGGTGTCCGCTTTCGGCTTCGATACCCTTAAAGCTTTGGTCTGTGGCTTCTTTTACCTGTTCATATGATTCTTTCAGGCTCCCGGCCTTATTAATAACCTGCTGCTGTGCTTCAGAAAAATCATACTGTTTCCGGATCCCGTCTTTGTAAGCGTTATCCAATTCGATTACCGCAGCCGTAACGCCTGCAATTAATGCGATTGCCCACGCTTCAGGGGATGTTATCAGTTTGCTAAGCAGCCCGGCAGATTCTTTAGCGGTTCCGGCTTCGTTCCCGGTTTTCTTAAATGCGTCTGTAACTTTGCCTATAACATCGATAAAGCCGGATGCTTTATCTACCACAAACATACCGGCAATTACACCGGCTATACCTTTAAGGATTCCCTTTACGGTATCGCCATTGTTAACCGCCCATGTAACAAAATCCGCAAAACCTTCTGCAATGTCCCCGACCGCATCCCCGACAGCTTCCCAATTGATGTTATCCAGCGCATCAGAAATCTTTTCAATCGCGGTTTTAATTGACGGAGCGGCCTGTTCGAATACTCCAATCATCTTTCCTTCAATGTTGGATTTCAGCAGGGTCAAAGCACCATCAACATTATCATTCATGGTGTCTGCCATCGATTTAGCAGCGCCGTCTGAGTTATTTATTGCCTTCTTCAGGTTGTTGAAATCATCATCTGAGCCATTGACAATTGCCAGCAGCCCGGACATAGCTTCCTGCCCTGCTATTGATGATGCAAACTGTGCCTGCTGGGTTTCGTCAAGGCCTGCAAAAGCGGTTCTAAGATCCACCATCACTTCATCCAGTGATTTCATGGATGTAGTGCCGTCTGCATTGGTCTTGGTCATGGAAATACCAAGTTCAGCCATGGCATCCGCGCATTCACCCGTACCGGTTGACAGTCTGGTTAAGATGGATCTAAGGGCAGTACCGGCCTTTTCACCTTTGATACCGCTGTTCGCCATCATACCAATAGCAACTGCGGTATCTTCCATGTTGTAACCCAAAGCACCAACGAGCGGGGCAGCATACTGGAATGTTGCACCCATCATTTCAACATTGGTGTTTGAGTTGGAAGCAGCTGCCGCCATGACATCCGCTAAATGTCCTGCGTCTTTGGCTTCATAGCCCATTGCCGTCAAGGCATCGGTTACAATGTCTGAAGTGGTAGCAAGGTCGGATCCGGAAGCTGCGGCAAGGTTCATGATACCTTCGATACCGTCCAACATATCTTCCGTTTTCCAGCCTGCCATAGCCATATACTTAAAAGCATCAGCAGATTCAGAAGCTGAGAAAACCGTTGTGCTTCCCATCTCTTTAGCCTTATCGGAAAGCAATTCCATTTCTTCAGCGCTTGCCCCGGATACGGCATGAACCTGTGACATGGATTTTTCAAAGTTCGCCCCTACTTCAAAGGTTTCCTTTGCCAAATCACCAAGCGCACGAACACCAGCTTTTACAGCGGAAGCGGCAAGGTCAGCAAGTACGCCTTTCATAATGGTGAAACCTTCGGAAGCGTCCTTGGTTGCTTCCTCTACCTCTTCGGTTTCCTTTCCGACCTCGTCAAGCTGCTGTTCATACTCCCCAAGGGCTTTTTCCGTCTGAGAAGCCGCAGCCTTGAAATTGTTATATTTGATCCTTGCTCGGTCGGCTTCTGCGCTGTTTTCGCCGTATTCCTTTTCGACCTTAGACAGTTCTTCTGCAGCAAGTTCAACCTGCTTGTTTTGGGCTTTCAGCACCGTTTCAAGCTGTTTAATTTTTGCTTCCAGGCCATCAGCTGATTTTCCCCAGTCATCCATTCCGGCTGTAGCTGCCTTAAATTCTGAATTGGCAACCTTAACGGCGCGGCTTGCGGCCTGCATTTCTGCCCGTAAGCTGGATATATCAGCCCTAAAAGTTGTCGTGCTGCTGGTATCAGCCACTTAAACCACCACCTTAAAACCAATCATCCCCCGCCCGCTTCCTGATCACCCTGTCAGGGTCTTTCAGATCTCTAACGTGCATTTGTACGCGCCTGGTATCTGCATACAGTGCGATAACACTGTGGAAGCTTCGCTTATCCAGGGCGAACGGATCCAAAGCGGGGAACTCTTTACACAAGTTGTATTCGATTTCGAATAATATTTGATATAGCGGGGTTTCATCGTCCCCGCTATTCAGTTTTTTGGGTCTTTGGGTATCGTCAGCATTTCAGCAAACGAATATTTGAGTATGCCGACCATAACCGGCATAAGTTCTTTCATCTTCACATGCTCCCAATCCTCATAATCCATATCCGGAAAGCACCGGTTCATAATCTTCACCAATTCATCCCATGCCCCGTACAGCGTAGTAAGCAGCTGTGTTGTGGAGGAAATGGATTCGATGTTGAGAAGTTCCATAATCTTTCTGATAGCACCAAACTCAAAATCTGCCGGTTCAGCGCTGCAGGTCTTTGTAACTTTTCCTTTTTCGTCATATACCTTAATTTCCAGTTTCATAGCCTTTTCCCCCTTTTGAAAAATACCCGGCATTAATTACAATGCCGGGTATTTATTTTTAGATCACGCCTGCGACTCTACCCACTTCGCATAAACTGTCGTGTTCGCAGTCATTGTTACGGAAGTCACAGGATCGCCGGTGTATTCTGCGTTGAGATACCATCCTGCAAAATCATGCCCTGCGTAAGTCGGGACAGGAAGCATGACGCTTGATCCTGCACGGTATACCATCGGGTCGATCGCATCACCAGAACCAACGTTGAATGTCAGAGTGTAATTGGTGGTCGCTGCGGTTGCGATGGTGTCCGGGGTCTGTACACTTGCGAAGAAAGCAGACTCGGAAAGCACCTGATTGACAGAAGTGTCAATGTTCACGGCTCTTGCAGGTTTGCCAGTTGCATCGAACTTGTACACAGTGGAAATGCCTGTGAATGTAAGTTCCTGACCGTTTGCGTCCGTGCCGTCATCCTTCGTTGCGGATGTCTGTCCGGGAATGCTGAATTTGCCTTTGAGTCTCCACACCAGAACCTTCGTGCCATCGGTCTTGTCGGTGATATAGCCGAAAGCGAAGTATCCTGCACTGCTCTCCTGCTCGACAAACATTCCAGTTTCGGCATCGTAATACTGCCCTGTAATATCCGCCAGAACATCAAGCGGAATGCCAGAGGAGTTGATGCTGATCTCGTCACCACCTACGGAGTCAATGACGATCGCCGGGATGTTGTCATAATAATGTGTTTCCTGAGAACTATCGGTTGTCTTGCCGATCTCGGAGACACCAGTGAAGTCTTTGACGGTTCCAGTTGTAAAACCTGTGGAATCGTCTTTTGTAACGGGAGCATAGACGGCATTTGAAACGCCCCTATACTCAAAGTATTTTTTGCTCATGGTTTTTTATACCTCCAGAAAGAAAATTGTTAACCCTCTGCCTGTGTGCGTGGGAAGGTCAGAGCGAACATCAAAGCCTTGCGATGGGACAATCCAATCGTTCTGCTTCAGTGACACTCTTGCATCCGCTATGGTCTTATAAACCAAGTCCGGGTCAGTGCTGTAAAAATAAACGTTGAAGTTCCAGTCTGTGCCGTAATTGGCGTTGTCATAATGCGAATGGTCTGGTGAGTCATTATTCCAGAATGTGAAAAATGATTCCGGGTATCCGTTTTCCTGTGTCAGGCTTCCCTGTCTGTAAACAGGAAATCCGAAACTTTCAAGCAACGTTATTAATGCATCTTCCACGTTCTCACCTCCCCAATTCATCGAGTGCTTTCTGTAAATCCTCTGTGATTTGTTCATTGATTGTCCGGGCATAGCGCTTCGACATAAACAAATCTGCCAGAGCCGCATCGGGTTGCATGAACGGAGTGCCTGTTGTTAAGAACCCACCTGCGCCCGGTTTTGTCTTGTCGAAGCCTAAACCCACCTCACCGACAGAGCCAGACCACTTTACAGAAAAATCCCGGATAATGGAATCCGCTGTTTCTCCGTTTGAAAATCTGCCTCCTGCCGGGAGATTTGCCGCCGCCACTGCGTCCGTCACATCGTTCTGCACCGTTTCTGCGGCGTGTTCCATCGCATCGCCAAACACCGTTTTAAGATCGGCATTCAGCTTATCCAGTTTCTCGGCGAAATCGGCGAAGTTTGAAAAATCTATATCTATATAGTTTTTCCTTCGCTTTGCGCCGCCCTGACTCCATCGCCGCCGACCTTCGCCCCCGGATGTATGCCCTCTTTTAGGCATCAGACCGCACCCCCGATTTTTCTTACCCTGATCTTCAAGTATTGATGCCGCATTGAGATGTCTTCTGGATCCCCAAGTATTTCATAGGTGTCATCCGTTCCGACTATATAAATCCGTGTATTTGATTTAATGTCGGGTCTGTACCATGTATCGATGTACCCGGTCTTTTCCACAACGGTCAGATCATTCTGTGTTGTGTCCGTCCCACCGTATGAGCGGAAAGTTCCGAAGATTAAATGGTCATCATCTATGATGCTCTGCGGATCAGGGTAAGAAGATGTAACCACGCCCTTTGATTTTGAGTAAGTGGGATTAAGGATGTACATCGGGGTCGCAAAAGGTGCTGCAGGGCTATATACCCTTGCCATAGATTAGAACCCCACTTTTGCGATGGTCACTGCCCCGGATGACAGAGTAGCAGTGTAGAACGTTCTTCCATCTGCCGCCATTGTGCCTGTCGGTGTAACCGCAGCTCCTGCCACCTTGAAACCTTCGAAGTCATAAGCCGGGATGAAGTACAGAACGCCAGCTGTAACTCCAGATTTAAAATCACAGGATTTCACAGGCTCGTTTGCGATCTTGTTCCCGATGTCTCCAGACCCGGTCAGTTCGAAGATACCCGGTTCAGATGCCTCCGCCGCCGAAACCGTTGTTCCTGCCAACTTCATGATATTTCCATAAAGTGTAAGCAGATCGACCTGTGTAACAGGCACGATTCTATCTGCATTAATCATAAGGTTTTACCTCCTACTTATAAGAAAGCTGTGTAGCCCTCTGCATGAAATAAGTTGAAAATTTGCCGTCCCCCGAACCATAGTTCCAAAGGTCTGCAACCCCTCTGGAGACTATGCCGGGAGTAATGTTTTCCGCCGAAACGCCTGCGTCCGTTAAGAACGCAACTGTCTCATCAATCCACACCGTCAGGGTTTCGTCCATGTATGAACCCGTTATACCAAGTGCATTTTTGACATTTGTAAGGAAGTTCATCGGGGATCACCCCCTTATCAACTTTCCCCTGCCGGGAGATTTGCCGCCGCCCATTCACCATCTGAGTTAACCATCAAAACCTTGCCCTGATCGGTCTTTTCGACTCCGGGAAGTGTTCCGGGAATGCCTGCGGTAATGAGTGTTGCGATTGCGCTGATTATGTCGGGAATCAACACGATGTCTGCCACAGTGTCAGCACTTCCTCCGAGCGCAACATAAAGCGTTTTGAGCGCCGCAACTGTTGTCATAAAATCACCCCCGATCAACCTTTAAGGATCTTCACATAACCGGTCGGATTGAGAACCTTGCCGTCAACAACCACCAGCGCCTTGTCCACCCACTCATTTGTTTCCTCGTCAAAGTACCTGCGGACTGTGAACCCAAAGTTTTCATTGATCGCATACTCTTCGGGCTGCCAGTAAACGCCGATCACATCGCCGCTGTTTGCGGTGTCGAAGTCGGGAAGAATGTCCTCTTCAACCAGAGAGATAGCCCTGCCGAAAAATCTTCCATTCGGATTCTGAGCGTCACCGTCATTTACTTCAAGCCCGGTTGCCTGACGGAAAATCGGGTTGTTGTTGCTGTCTGCCATTGTCTCCAGATAGCTTTCAACCGTAGACAGAGGGAAGATAAATTCGCCGCTTCTGTATCCCAGAGGAAGGGAAGCAAAGAAACGCTTCCTCCACTGCGTCCAGTCTGCCATCTGTGCTGCTGTCATTGTAACGGTGTTGGTAACACGAGGATCATTTAGAATACCAAGCATCGCACCATCACCAGAGCCGTTCACGATGCCTTCATCCATAGCCTGCAGGTATGCGATTGCAATCACTCTGGTAATCTCAGCTTCGAACGCACTCAGGGTAACAATCCGGGAAAGGAAGGTCTGAGAAATGCGGATTTCCGCAGTGTTATAACCGAATGTAACGCTGCCAAGTTTGTTCAGCTTCTGTCTCGGCGAAACGGTGCTTTCAGTGATCCATTTGAAGGTTGCGGACAGTGCGCCGATGGGGTATTTCACGCCGCCCTGCACGCTGATCTTTCTTACCTTGCTGTACAGATTGCCATAACGCTTTCTGACAGTGTTGATGACCTCGTTCATGATGGTCATCGGGATCGCTTCACCTGTGTCAGCGGTGGAAATGGTGTTTCCTGCACGAAGTTCAGCCGGGATCGGAGTGCCGCTTACAACATAATTTCTGAACGCCTGACGGTATTCCATAGAAGACAGAGGATCAACATCCTGCCGCTCCTGCGTGAATGTTCCTCTGATCTGTCCGTTTACTTCCTGTGCTCCTGCCGGTATCGGTTCAGAAGCTGCCGGGGGATTTGCAGAACGCTCTTCCTCTTCGATTGCTGCAAGTTCGTCTGTGATGTCCTTCAGTTCTTCGTTGATGTCTGTAATCTGGTCATTAATGGAGCGAACTTCTTCCGCATCCTGAGAAGCTAACGCCCTCTTCGCCAGTTCGCTTTTCTTTGCCAGCAGTCTCTGCTGCCGTCTTTCGAGAATTTTCTTTCGCATTTTTAAATGCCTCCTAAAATCATAGTCTTAGCTTTCAACAGTTCCAATTCACTGTCCAGTGATTTGCCGTCACGGCCTTCCGTGCTATCCAGTGCGGCTCTGGCATTCTCCAATGCCTCTTTTGACCTTGCGGCGTATATATCTGTCGCAGCGTATGCCGGGAAAGTAACCGCTGATACTTCTGCGATAGTGTCAAATCTTATAATGTGACGTGTGGGATATTCAGTGTCCAAATCTTCCCACCGCTCATCCGCAACAGAAAACTTGAAGGACATTCCATCCAGATCGCCGCGCTCAACCGCTGAATAAAGTTCCAATGCGGTTGCATTTCTTGCTGTGTCAATGTCTGCCTCCATGTTCAGCCCTTCGGCTGTCGGGATTAATCTCATGGTGCTTCTTGGCGTATTGTTTCGGCTTCTGGCAATCGGTATCATTCTTTCGTTGTGGTTTACCAGAAGCGGAACGTCCTTCAAGTTTGCGCCATCCAGTGCGCCCGGCTCGATTACTTCCAGAAACCAACCGCCAATATCTGTCGATGTTCCGTATACAATCGGCGTTCCCTTTAAGGTATTAACGCCATTCTCCGCACCATCTGCACGGATTTCGAAATTATATGAGCGCTGCTCAAGGTCAGCTTTCTTCATTCACTTTCACCTCCAGAAACGTTTTCCCGGTAAGCTGTGCCGCCTCCTGCCAACCCTCGATATTCTGGAGAACGGCAAGAACCTGTATCAGCAACGCTTCAATCCTAGACATCGGATCACCAAGTTCATTTTCTGCGCCAAGCATATTCTGTAAAATTGCTTCATTCCTGCTCTGCGGAGCGTCAAAATCTGCCATATCGAACCCCCTATGCATTTTCTTTTACTTCATCAACAATATTTACCTGTGCGTTTGCGCCGACCTGATATGCGGCTGCATTATTTGCGTCAATCCAGTTTAAGGACATGAACCGCTTTCCTTCCAATTCCGGGAGCGGTCTTAAGCCAAAGGCAACACGCTTTTCATTTTCAAACATAGCACCAGTGTTGCTTAACAGCGTGACCATTTCGATTGTCTGATCCACCGTCATGAAAATCAGGTCTTTCGGGTACAGCTTAACCTTATTACCGAAAGCACGTTCCCGGTCTGTGAACAGCTTTTTTGTAAACGCCTGTCCCATTCCGATAATCAGCGGTTCAAGTGATTTCTGGTAGAACGCCGCATACTGAGACTTGTTATAGTCACCCTTAAGAATTGAAAGCGGCACACCCCAGTTTCTCAGGATTTTTTCATCAATGAACCTTAATGCGTCCGTGTCAACGATCTCTGTCTTGTGTTCAATCGGTATGAACTCTGCTTTTAGGTCAATCGGCAGGAAACCCGATTCGGAGCGGTTCAGCTTGCCCTCTAACTCTTTAAGGGCGTTTTCCATCGCCCCATCGTCCATCATGGTGTTATATTTAACAACACCGTTTACCGCATAGCTGGCATTCATGGCTTTTGCGATGCCCTGCAAAAGTTTTTTGTTAAGGTCAAGTGTCGTTAACAGTGCTTTATGGTCTGGCTGCCCTGTGAGATCGCCGCCCATGTAATCATTCACACTGTAATTGTATTTAATGTGGATAACATCATCATATGGAATTGTTGTGCTATAGCCAGACTCAAAAATAAAATTGGTGTACAACCTCCCGGATGCGTCTTCAATAAAGTTAACCTGCGTGGGCTTTAATGGATAAAGCCTTTCATAATATCTGCGCTCTTCCCCTGTGGTTTTGTCTGTCCATGTGCGGAAGATCGGAACAATAAACACGTTATAATTCAGTAGGAGCAACCAAGTGATTTTCTCCAGAAATTCGCTCGTTGTCATAAGCGGATTCGGGTTGTCCAGAACCGCTTGCACCGTTGACCGCATCGGGGTCGGATCGTTATCAATCATCCGAATATGTGTAGGGTTTAGCTTCTTGATTTCGTCAACGATGCATTTTAAAGCCTGTTGCACCACATCCGAAGCATAAATATCAGTTCCGTACTGCGTAAACAGCGGTGCATAGCCGTTCAGCATCGGAGCGAATTTCCACTGCTTCGGCGTTCGGTGAAAAAGTTTATCTAAAATTCCCATTATGAACCTCCAACAATCGTTTTGAAGTCCGTTCTATATCGGCGGTATGTTTCATACAGAATAGCAAGGCACACAGCGCCGTCTATCCTTTTACCGGCTTCCTGCTTAATCAATAAGCAATACCCTTTTTCGTCAACCTTTATACCGGCATTCCTTAAACACCATTTATCAACATCATTGTTGTTGTAATAAATCAGCTGGTGTTTAAGATCGGCTTCTACTAGCTTAATGGCGTTTGTAAGTGTTTGGGCGTTCTGCAGTATCATGACTAAATCAGAGTCATCACCGCCGGTTTTCGCCCATCCGTAAAACTCCATTCGCCGCAGCCAGTCTTTAGCAAATTTCTGGTCATACCCGCATTTCCAAAGCCTTATATTGTAATCTTTGTACAGCTGGTAAAACCAATCAGCCACGACAGATAAATCAATATCGTTTCCTTCTGTGATTGTCAAAAGGCCTGCTTTCGCCCATTCCTTATACTTTGCACCAGCTTGTTTATCGTCACTGTCCTGTAACTTTTGCTCAGGAATGAAGTAATGGCTATAAACATATTTAACCGGGTCACCCGGACGCATCAGAAGGATCTTAGCGCTGTTCAGGTCGGTTGTTTCCGCAAGGTCTACCGCACCTATACACTTACAACCCCTGAAATCTTCCAGATTATAACCACATTCATAATCATAGTCTTCCAGGTTAAGCCATGCTTCAACGCTGTTCTGCTTTATATTAAAATCTTTGGACAGCACAAAAATTCTATCTGCCTTAGACTTTCTGGCAACCGCTACCTGCGCTTCCAGATATTCCCACTTCTTAACCGTGCCTAGCGTGGGGTTTGACTTCATCCACAGCCGGTTTTCACGGTTCCCCCGCCAAACTTCCTGTTCACTGTCCTGTGTATACAGCCAGGGTAACAGCCTGTCAGCTGCCGGGTCTTCCGGATCCTCCCGGAAAAGCACCGCACGGGCTTTTTTCAATTCATCATCCAGATACCCGCCAACCACAAACCCTTCTGTGGTCAGATTGAAGAATAACGGCTCATCCTTCAAAGACTGTGATTGCTCAATAGATTTAGCAATCACATTCTCTTTCATCTCGTGGGACTCATCCAGAAAGGCCGTATCTATGTTTCGGCCTTCCTTGTTTTTCGTCCTGTCTGAAAGCTTGAAAATCTTTGTGTTTGTGTTCTTGTTCAGAATATACCGCTGGTTTCTTTTGGTATCCAGGCTATCCGGATCTATCAGCAACCGCATGGTGTCGATTGCGTCAAAGATGATACTGGCCTGGGCATCATCGTTTGATGAAGCCACGATATCAGAACCCGGATTGCCAAAAACAAATTCCGATAACCCCAAGGCGCTGCAGGTTTCGCTTTTCGTGTTCTTCCTGGCTATCAAAAGCAAAATCTTCTGGAAGCGCCTTAACATGGTATCCGGCATCTTGAATGAATAGACCGCTTCAATGAATGCCTTTTGCCAGGGCATCAGAACCATTGGTTTGTTATAGTAAGGGGACTTTGTAAGCCTGACACAATTCTGCATGAAATCAATTCTTAAATCAGAAGCAGCAGTGTCATAAACAAAGCGCTCTGTTACAAGATCTTCATACAGGTTATCCAGTTCGGTCATTAATTCCTGGCCTACTACCTCATCCCCGCAGCGGCAGCGCTCCCGGTATTTAAGCAAGTGGCTGTTATCTGGTGTCCATATGGTCATTAAACCACTTCCTTAACGGCGATTCTTCATCTTCAATGTCAGTTCCTGTAGCCCTTAACAGGATCCTGATTATATTTGTATACTGCTGCAAACACTCTTTATACAGTTTTGCAGCAGGCGTAGCTTTTTGCTTTGTCTTATCTTTCGGGTGTACTACGATTTTCGGCAGCCCCCGCAATTCATCCAACTGTTCTTCCAGTGCTAAAACATCTTCGACCAAGGGCATTAACACCGGGTCATTATCTACGATGTCCAGCAGCTGTTTTTTCCGGCTTAAGTTCTGCTTCATGACATATCTACCGGGTACATAAATGTAGCCTTGCCTGCTGTGTTAAGGTCGTGTCTCACAGCCAAACGGTTATTGTAATATCCTGCGACTATGGGCAAAACTTCAACCTCTACGCTACCAGATCCGGAAAACAAGGCTGTATGACCGGTAAAAGCATTTGCCTGTTTCGGTAAGTCCGTGCCGTTCATATCAATAACATTTTCTGAGATCGCGCTTGTAGTAACTGTTACAGTACCGATCACCAGCGCCCCGACCTGCACCATGGTTAAAGTGACGCCGTTTGCCAGGTTTGATTTATATGTCGGCCTCTTAGCCTGTAAATCAGCTTTGGTAAACATTTCAACTTTAGATTTATCATTGTTAAAACCGTATGCCATTTATACACCTCCAAAAAGGGAACTCCAGACCTGCGCACCTGCTTCACAATAATCAGCGTTCCCGCTGTCCACTGTAAGGCCGTTCTTCTCTTCATAGGCCTGTATTGCCAAGCACAGGTTATGATTGCCGAAACTGTCCATTTTACCCCGGTAATAACCCTTAGCAGACAGCAGCATCTTGCAAATCAGTGTATGGGTTCCGGATGTAAAGAAACCAACCAGGGCATGTTTATTTGCCGCAATCCGGCAATTACTATCAAATTCGCCGCTTTTAATGTTCAGCGCAGTACCATACAGCCGGTTACAGACATCTTTCCACACGGCAAGCGCCGCCGCCCTGGTCTTCTGTCCGTATTCGCCATCTACAACCAATTGCGCACCGAAAACCCGATCCAGAAAATCACCGTAATAGTCATTTAACCACTGCTGCCCTTTCATCAGATTATTTTTGCAAATAGTGCTTGTGGCATCGGCAGCAGGTTTTGCAGCTGCAGCAGGTGTTTTATTGTCAGCTGCCGCGCTGGATCCGGTTGAAATGTTCACGGCTGTATGATGCATTTCGTTAAGCAGGATATCCCCCGGCAATAAATACTGATCCGATGTCCGGTATTTCATAGCCGTCAACGGTGTAAAGCCTGCTGCACAAAGCTGTGATTTCATTGAACCTGTCCACCCGGACGGATCCACCTTTTTTAGTGCCGCTATGCCAAGGATATAACCGGCAGCACGGACATTTGCCAGGACACCGGAACTGCAATCCGCTTCACACTTCTTTGTAATGTTCTTAGGATAATAACCGGCTTCCTGCAGCGCGTACCAGTAAGTTAACCGCTGTCCCTGATCATAACCAATCAGGTTATTTTCTGCAGCCTGCTTCGAAAGATCCGCTATCAGCTGCGCTACCTTTTTATCCGGATATCTTAACACCAGATCCCACGGCCTGTTATACCAGCCGCGAAGCTGCCACTCCGTCCCGGTCTGATCACCTGCAGCACCTGCCGAATATCTGCCGTGTTCATCATGTCCAGAATTGCTAATCATTGCAATCACCTACCGATTTTTACGAATTTTTGATTTCAAAAATCTCATTTTTTCAGTTTCTATCACACAGACCA